GGATCCTGCGCTACAGGGCATGATTATTGGTCATATGATGCAACATTTGCAGTTTATGGCAGGTCAGATGGTGCAAGACCAAATACCTCCTGAGCTGAATCAACAGATCGAACAGTTACAAGCGGCGGGGCAAGCGGGCCAGATACCGCCTGATCAAATGCAAATGCAGATGAGTCAGATTCAAATGCAGGTCGAGCAATTCTCAGCGCCGCTTTTGGCGCAGTTGACGCAAGAGTTGCTTGAGTCAATTGGGCAAGGTGACGAGACAGATCCGCTAGTGCAAATACGACAGCAGGAGCTTGCGTTGCGCGAAAAGGCAATTGACTCAGACAACGACCAATTCGCCGCGAAACAAGCAGCGAGAGCACAAGAAAAGCTGCTTGAGAGTGAGATTGCAAAGCAACGGATTGACACACAAAAAGAGGTTGCGGACGACAAATTAGATGTCGCCTTGCGACGCTTAGAACAACAAGCAGAATTGAAACTGCTTGATATGCAGAACAGGGGAAGATAGCTATGGCAGGTAAATTTATTTCATCCAACTCGACGGTGCGAGCGAAAGTGGCCGCGCTACAAGAAGAAAAACGACTGGTGCGCGATGTAGAAGCGAAGATGGCAGAGATCGCCGCTATAGAAAAAGCGAGAAAAAAAGAGGCAAGCGATCATCGCATTGCCACAAAAATGGCTAGGATACACGGCCATGAACCGCCACCGCCTATCGTATCAACGCCTGCGGAGGTAGAAGTAGTAGCGCCTCCCGCTGTTGAGCCTGAAGTTGCACCAGAGCCCGCGCCAAAAAAAGCGCCCGCAAAAAAAGCACCTGCAAAAAAGGCGGCGGCAAAAAAGGCTGCACCTAAAAAATCACCACGCAAAAAGGGATAAACCATGAAAGATATGACTCGGATTGAAAAAGTCGAAACGCCTACAAAAAAGATGAAGACTACACCCACCATGCCTGACCCGGTGCGGCGCACGGTCGGTGGACCTTATCGTGTAATTAAAGCGCGCGGTTATGGTGCAGCAACACGCGGTTACGACTTCCATGAGCGCGACTAGTGGACGATATTGACCTAGGTTCACGCCTAAAACGCATTTTGTCGGAACGTCGAGAGCTGATCCGCGAAGTGCTTATGGATGGAATGTTGAAAGATATAGAGCACTATAAATCTTTGCAGGGAGAGCTCGTTATTATAAACTTGGTTGAAGACACGATTCGCGAGTATTACAAGGATGTCTGAAGTGACAGAATCAACCATAGCCTCCGCTTACGTCCCTGCCAGTGAGATGGTGCTCAACCCCGATTTGCTCGAAAAAAGTGCGCTCGAGCGTTTGCCTCAACCTACTGGCTGGCGGATGCTTGTGATGCCGTGGAAAGGCAAAGCAACCACTGAAGGTGGCATTCATCTTCTTAAAGAAACCGTGGATCGGGAGGCGCTTGCAACCGTTGTTGCGCTCGTCTTGAAGATGGGTCCGCTTTGCTACGGCGACACCGAAAAGTTTGGTGACACACCCTGGGTATCTGAAAATCAGTGGGTGTTGATCGGCCGTTATGCTGGCGCGCGTTTTAAATTGGAAGACGGCGAAGAGGTTCGTATTATTAATGATGACGAGGTCATCGGCACCATTCTACATCCCGCAGATATAGTGAGTTTCAAATGATTGAGAATCAAGCAGCAGAGCAACAAGACGTCATCGAAGAGCAATTGCAAATAGAGGTGACTGAAGACCCAGTTGAATCCCCAACATCAGCCAGCGGGGATGACGAGCTTGAAACGTATACCAAATCGGTCTCGAAGCGCATCAACAAGCTGAACGCCAAAGCACGCGAGGCCGAACAGCGCGCTCAACAACTTGAACAAATCGCACTGCAAAAAGAGGCGGAGTTACAAAGATATCGCACTTATTCGCAACAGCAGTCGAACCAAGTCTTGGCAAAAGAAGAAGAGGCCATCAACAGCAAAGAAGCTCAGATTGATGATGTGTATCGCAAAGCCGTGGAGAGTGGTGACGCGGATCTAATTACAAAAGCGGCGAAACTGCAAAGCGATATCTCAATCCAGAAAGAAAAACTGCGTGTCGCAAAAGCAAGACAACAAGCGGCAACGCAAGAAGAAGAATATGTGAGCCAAGGGAATGAGCAGCCTGTTTACCAGCAACCAGAACAGCCCGCGCAACAAGAGATCCAACCCACTGAAGACGCTCTGGCGTGGCATGAGCGAAACCCTTGGTATGCCAACAAAGAAGACCCCGAAGATATGAAGGCCACGGAGTATGCCTATTATGTGCATTACAACCTTGCCAATGAGGGGTACGATGTTGGCTCCGATGAATATTATGAGGAGTTGGACAGCCGTGTAGGCACGGTTTATCCTCATACCAGAACTTCTGAAACTAGAAGTCAGGCCGTTGAACGTGAAGCGCAACCCGCTGTGCAAAGAGTTGCATCAGCCTCCGCTGGAGGTCGGTCGAAAACACAAGGCAAAAAGAATGGCGTAAGCTTTAACAAGTCAGAGCTCGAGCGTCTTAGAGGTCTAAAGCCGCACAACATGTCGGAAGAGGCATGGTTGCAGCGAGTCGCCAAAGAGAAGCAAAAAATCGCATTAAGAGAGGCAAATTAAAATGGCAGAAACAAAAGCAAGCGCACGTTCATCCCGTGATTCGCAGTCCCACGATAATCAGACGCGACGTAAACCCTGGAAACCTGTTCGTTCACTCGAAACACCAACACCCCCGGAAGGTTATACCTACCGATGGATTCGAGAGTCAATGCTAGGTCAAGAAGACCGTGCAAACGTGTCACGACGTTTGCGTGAGGGCTGGGAGTTAGTGCGCGGCACTGAACTGCCACCTGAATGGCGATCTTTGCCTACCCTTGACAATGGACGGCATGAAGGCGTGGTTTACAACGAAGGGTTGCTTCTTGCAAAGATCCCTAACGAAACGGTTGAAGAGCGGCGTGCGTATTACGCGGACAAATCTCAACAAGCCACGGATGCCTTGGACAACACCATGTTCAATGAAACACGGGGCGACAGCCGTTACGTCAAATATGATCCTCAGCGAGATAGCAACGTTACTTTTGGACGCAGATAGCGAGGTAATTTCAAATGGCGAATAAAGACGCTGCATTTGGCATGAAGCCCGTCAGAATGATTGGCGGCGCACCTTACTCTGGCGGAACAAGTCGATATCGTATCGCGGCAAACTACGGCACATCCATCTTCCAAGGCGACATGGTCGCTCAAGTGACAGGTGGTACGGTCGAAGTTCATGCGGACGGCGGCACGGTCCCCATTGTCGGTGTTTTCAACGGTTGTCAGTTCACTGATCCCACAAGTGGTGAGCAGGTGTTCAGCAACTTCTATCCAGCAAGCACAAACGCATCCGACATCATCGCATTCATCATCGATGATCCGAATGTTGTTTATGAGGTCCAAGCGGATGACACGTTCCCAGTCGCCGATCTATTCGGCAACTTCGATATCGTGTACACCAGCGCGGGTAGCACACTCACTGGTATTTCAGGTGCTGAGTTGGATGTGACAACGGGAGCAACAGCTACCACACTCCCAATCAAGGCGATTGACATTTCACAAGATCCGAACAACGACGACGTTGCATCGGCGAACACTAACGTGCTTGTGGTCATTCAAAACTCAATCTACGGCGTCAAAGGCGCTGGCCTAGCATAAGGAGCTGAACAATGGCTATTTCAAGAGCACAGCTCGCTAAAGAACTCGAACCAGGATTGAACTCGTTATTCGGCATGTCTTACGACAGCTATGAGAGGGAGTTCGAAGAAATTTTTGCAATCGAAGACTCTCAGCGTGCATTCGAAGAAGAGGTACTCATCACCGGATTTGGCGGTGCGCCGACCAAAACGGAAGGTCAAGGTGTCGCGTTCGACAATGCAAGTGAGTCATTCACTGCTAGGTATACGCACGATACGGTGGCTTTAGCATTTGCCCTTACCGACGAAGCTGTGGAGGACAATCTTTACGATTCGTTAGGCAAACGCTATGTGAAGGCTTTGGCCCGATCTATGGCGAACACCAAGGAAGTCAAAGGTGCGGACGTGCTTAACAATGCGTTCTCATCCAGCTTCACGGGTGGTGATGGCGTATCGTTGATTAACACGGCTCACCCGCTTGCGGGTGGTGGCACTGCTGCAAACCGTGCGACCTCGATGGCTGACCTAAATGAGACCTCGTTGGAAGATGCGCTGATCGACATCAGCACGTTTACTGATGACAAGGGTCTGACCATTTCGGTTCAAGCAACCAAATTGGTTGTACCGCCTCAACTGGTCTTCGTTGCCGATCGGATCTTGAACTCAACACTGCGTTCAGGGACGGCTGACAACGATATTAACGCGATTCGTAATACGGGTGTGTTGCCAGGGGGGTACACGGTCAACCATTACTTGGCTGATCCCGATGCCTTCTTCATCCTGACCAGCGTCACCGATGCGGGTGAAGGCTTGAAGATGTTCCAGCGTACTCCGATGGAGACCAGCATGGAGCCTGACTTTACGACAGGCAACATACGCTATAAGGCGCGCGAGAGGTACTCGTTCGGCTTTTCCGACTGGCGTGGCATTTACGGCTCCCAAGGAGCGTAAAATCGCAAAGACAAATGGGGGCATCAGCCCCCTTTTTTTGTTTTACAGGTTCACATACACTGACAGGGTCAGATGGTGATCGGATGGGCTGATCACTGGTTTTCACAGGAGAACTTTCATGACTACGCATTTCACCTCAGGCGTTACTAACGTCACTGCATCAGGCACTTCTGGCAAACTTAAAATGCCAGCGCCGCAGAAATATCACACTTACTTCAACGACTTCGATACCTACCTGGCATCAGATTGGACGATCACCACCACAGAAGGTGGATCGGGCAATGCGTCAGAAGCGTTGGGTGATGGAGACGGCGGTCTGCTTGTCATTACTAATGACGACGCCGACAACGACAACGACTTCCTCCAGCTCGTAAAAGAAGGCTTCAAGTTTGAGTCAACCAAGCAGCTTGCGTTCTCAGCTCGTATGAAGACGAGCGATGCGGATGCCTCTGACGTTGTCATGGGACTCCAGCTCACTGATACGTCGCCACTCGATGTCACAGATGGCATCTTCTTTTTGCTGACCGATGGCTCAACGACATTACAATTCATCGTTGAGAAAGACGGGACGCAAAGCACGTTGGATCTGCCAACCGCAATGGCCGATGACACCTTTATGACGGTTGGCTTTATGTTTGACCCGAAAGATCAGCTCTTCCATGTCTATCAAAACAATGCTGAAGTCGGCACTGTAGTGAGCACCAATGCGCCTGATGACGAGGAGCTGACTGTGAGCTTTGGCATACAGAATGGCGCCGCAGCAGCAAAAGTTTTGACCGTTGACTACATCAGCGCGATGAAAGAGCGTACAGCCACCACTGAACTCTAACGGAGGTGACACATGGCTGATGCAGTTACGAGCCAAACCATTCAGGATGGTGAGCGCAAAGCTGTCCTGAAGTTTACCAATGCGAGTGATGGCACAGGTGAATCGGCGGTTAAAAAAGTCGATGTATCCGCGTTGACGTCAAATTCGGCTGGGTTGTCGTGCAATCGCGTTACCATAAACAAAATTTGGTGGCAGTGCACGGGCATGTCAGTGAAGATTGAGTTTGATGCAACAAGCAACGTGCTGGCCATCGGGCTGAGTGAGGATAGTAACGGTTATCACGATTACAGTGATTTCAGTGGCATCCCCAACAACGCTGGGTCTGGCATCACGGGCGATCTTGACTTCACGACAGTAGGCCACTCGAGCGGCGATACTTACATGATCGTCCTTGAGTTGATCAAATCGTATGGCTGATACGTCAGATGTCAAGCGCACTAAATCGGGGAGACTCGTCTATCGTGGCGAGTCCTTCCCTGGCTATAACAAGCAAAAGAGAACGCCCGGCAAAAACAAAAAGTTTGCCGTGCTTGCAAAAAAAGGCGATCAAGTAAAGATCGTGCGCTATGGCGACCCCAACATGAAAATCAAAAAGGCAAGCCCCGAAAGGCGTAAAAACTTTCGGGCTCGCCATAACTGCGATGCGGTGGAAAAGAAGAAAGACGTCTTTGCCGCAAGTTACTGGTCTTGCAAAAATTGGTGAGATGAATGGATGAAGACAGCGATTTAGCGCGAGCGATAGCAGAGTACTCTAATCCGACGACGTCTTACTCGGCGTTGGAGGACTACCTGATGCAACGCCCTGTGTTTGACCGTGGCCCCCGCGAGGCTGTCAGTCTTCCGCAGTTGCGTCGCTTGGAAGCGATCGAGCCGCAAATCAATACCGCTGCAACTTTTCGCGATTTGTTGGAAGAGCAGCGCACTCAGCAAGAAACGGCGCGACAGACTGAAATAGACGCGCTCCGCGATTTACTGCGAGAAGAGCTTTCAACGACGGCCGAGGCAGCAACGGCTGAACGCTCCGATCTCACAAAGGCGCTCGAAGGACGCATTACTGACTTGCAGCGCGGTGTTGATGCGCAAACCTTGGATTTGCGTCAAGCAGGGTTGGATGAGCGTGCGAACCTGGCGCGTCAGATTGAAGAAGGCGATAGACTGGTCCGTGAGGCACAAGAAGCTGCGATTGGTGATTTGACTGATCGTCAAGCGTCTTTAGTTGGCGATTTAGGCCAAAGAATAGATTCCCTCAACACTGATCTCAGCGGCATCAACGACGTCATTGATAGTAATTTCCAAGACTTGATTCAGAGACAACAAACTTCTGCTTCAGAGTTATCTGCCATTCAACAAGCCGCTCAAACAGCGACTGAGCAAGAGCTGGGTCTTTTGTCACAACGTGCCGAATCCACTCAAGGCGATATTGGGTCAATTAATCAGCAGTTGGAGGCGTTAGGCGGAACACAGAATGAAATCAACAATCTCAATCAACAGCTAGAAAGTTTGTACGCCGATGTTGAATCAGGCAATGCAGCGCAGTCAGAGAGCATACGCAACGAAACTGCAAACTTGATATCGGGCCTTGAACAACAAATCGGTAGTCTTGCTGACAATCTTGGTGCGCTGCCTATTGACTCTATTCAAGCACAACTCGCCGCAATTAATGATCAAACAAGCCAGTTCCAGAGCGCCGTCGATGCGGCTACGGGGGAGCGTGGGGACTTGGCGGCACAAATTGCCGCCTTACGAGACGCTGATTTGACACAAGCCGATTTAGCCGCGCTCTCAGAAAACATTGCAGGTCAGCGACAAGCGGACATTGCAGCCGCCCTAGACCCGATTGCAGCTCAACGTCAAGCAGATATTGCCGCAGCCATTGATCCAATAGCGGCGCAGAGACAAGCGGACATAGCCGCCGCTTTGGACCCCATCGCTGCGCAGCGGCAAGCTGACATCGCGGCTGCGCTAGATCCATTGGCAGCGCAACGGCAAGAAGCAATCAGTGGCGCCATTGATCCTATTCAACAACAGATTGAAAGTCTGCGTGCTGAGATACCGCAACAAATTGACACAGACGCGCTACGACAGCAGCTCAGAGACGAGATAATGGCTGATTTGCCACAGACGACATCTACCGCTGAAGCTGCTGATGCCTACGGTTTCGGTCCCAACGCTGCCGCTGCCGCAAACGTGTCGGATGGCGTCGCAGATCGCCGTGGTCTGTTCGACGACGGTCGTCGCGTAAGTCCGCGCGCGGCCGCAGTGTCAGCGGTTGTGCCTCCAGCAACACCACGGGTGACACAAGATTTGAGCCGCGTAGAAAATGCATTCAATTTACCGCCTGAGATGCCAATTAATGTCGCTGCGAGGAGAGTAGAGCCGCCGATTATGGTAGATACGCGACCTACGACGAGCATTCTGCCGCCCGAAAGACCTGTGAAGCCGCTGCCTGTCAAACCGATGCCTGTCAAACCGTTGCCTGTGAAACCTGCGCCGGGAGGCACGCAAATTATTTTGCCGCCCCGAGAGCTGCCACCCATTTTATTCCCGCCCGGCGACTCAGGTCCGATCATTGCAAATCCCGGTGGACCCAGAATCCCGACGACGCCACCGAAAAAAGTGAAACGACCCTTTCCCGGCGACTCTGGGCCGATCATTGCGAACCCAGGAACGCCACCGTTAGTGCCGCCACCTGTGAAGGCAGTGAAGCCAGTGCCACGCATCAAACCGCTTCCCGTCAAGTTGCCGCAGATTGAACCTCGGCCCGTAAAACCGTTACCGATTATGCTGCCTCAACCGAAGCGAAAACTGCGCGATCCCGTATTACGAACACCTCGATTTAGGAGATAAAAATGGCAAGTAAAATACCGGACAACGTCGCTAATCCGTCTATCTACAGAAAAGCCAAAGCAAAGATGAAGCGCAAATTTGACGTGACACCGTCTGCGTATTCTTCAGGCTACTTAGTCCAAGAGTACAAGCGGATGGGCGGAAAGTACAAAGGCGCCAGCGGCGGAGAAGTGACGCTTGACCCGGTGAAAAGCGATCTCGATAAAGATGGCAAACTCAGCAAATATGAAAAAAAGCGGGGCACGGCTATCGCAAAGAGCATGGCAAAACAAGCCAAGGGTATGCGCGATGGCGGCACCGTCATGGTGCAAAGTCGCGGGTGTGGTGCGATGCTGCCTAGCAAAAAGAAAATGACGAGAGTACCCCGTGGCTAAACCTACAGGCGGCTTGAAAAAATGGTTTGGTAAAGGCAAAGGTGGCGATTGGGTCGATATCGGCGCACCAAAAAAAGACGGCAAGTTCCAAGCGTGCGGTCGAGCAAAGACCAAAGGCTCAAAGCGTAAGTATCCAAAATGTGTGCCGCGCGCTGAAGCTAAACAAATGACCGCTGCTGAAAGAAAAAGCGCGGTTAGGAGAAAGCGAGCGAAGCGCCAAGGTGTGGGTGGCAAGCCCACGAACGTACCCACTTACGCACGCGATGGCGGTGCTGTCACCATGATACAAGCGCGTGGGTGTGGTGCTATTTTGCCCAGTAAGCAAAAAATGACGCGGGTGCCGCGTGGGTAAAAAATGGAGCGCGGCCCGAAAGCGCAAGGTAAACTGTTCCAATCCACGGGGGTTTTCGCAGAAAGCTCACTGTGCAGGGCGAAAAAAACGATCTCAATCAAGGAGTAAATGACATGGCGGGACACAAGAAAAAAGGCATGAAAGCGAAAGGCATGATGGCTGGCGGCAAAATGAAGGCTAAGGGCATGAAAGCTGGCGGCAAAATGAAGGCGAAAGGAATGATGGCTGGTGGCAAGATGAAAGCCAAAGGCATGGCGATGGGCGGCAAAATGAAAGCAAAAGGTATGGCGAAAGGTGGCAAGATGGCCACAAAGAGCTATGCGAAAGGCGGCGCCGCAGGTAGCATGAGAAAGCCCTCCAACAAAAATAGCGGACTTTATGGCCGTTAAGCGTGGCGTATCTACAAAGCAACATTCCGTATTTCAAATGTTGGGTTCGTAAAGAGTACACGCACAATCACACCGAGTATCACGGTGAGTTCATCCATGCGATGGCAATCGCCGTGACCACCATGCCCACGCGGTGTTTGAGCTTTCAAGTCATTTTCACGGGTGCAGAAACCTATGACGATGAGAATGAACCGAACGTGCATGGTGGTGCGATGTGGGCTCGCATGCCAATTACTGCGCTCGTTGGCGACACGCCGCTTGAGGAGTGGCCTGACCCAATGCCTGTGTGGGCTGCGCAACCGTGGGACTGCTCATCGCGAGATCATGCGGTGTATGTGCTCGATCGTTGCACGCCGTGCCCGTGGTTAGCCAAAATCGATGGTGAAATGTATCCCGCCAAGTATCTTTTCACCGTCGATTACACTAACAACGAAATCGCGGACGACCCGGCACAACACAAACAAAGCCATGTGCTTGAGCTACTTGATGCGGGGCCGTGGACTGGCAATATTGTTGCGCTACCTAACAACCGCGTGCGCGTCACGCATCCCGCCTGGTTCGAAACTGGGGAAGGTGCGCCAGACTTCCGTCCATCGCAACATATTCATTACAGCAAAAGCGATTTAGATTACACTCTTGATGTGAACCAGGTGTTCGACAACCTGTACGCGGAGACAGATGATGACGGTCAGCGGGAGTAAAGATTTTGAGCTTGACGTAGCAGACTACGTCGAAGAGGCGTTTGAGCGTTGCGGCTTAGAATTACGCACGGGCTATGACCTCAAAACTGCCACCCGTTCACTGAACTTGATGCTGGCAGAGTGGGCCAATCGGGGTCTCAACCAGTGGACGATCAATCAGAAAGTTTTGACGATGGTAAAGGACACGACGTCATACACCATCAATGCGACAACACCCACCGCGACGATCGACGTTTTGGATGTGTTCATCAGAGAGACTGTGAGTGGTGTCTCAACAGATGTGCCGATGACACGCCTCTCACGATCGCAGTATGCAAATATCGCTACCAAAAGCACGACGGGCAAGCCGAACCAGTATTTGATCGACAAGCAAATCAGTCCTTTGGTGAAAATTTGGCCCGCGCCAGACCAAAACAGCAAGTACGAATTGCATTTAAGTGTGCTGAGTCGGATAGACGACGCTGACGTGGGCGCGAACACGATGGAGATCCCATTTCGATTCTATCCGTGTCTCGCCGCTGGGCTTGCGTATTATCTGGCGCTGAAGCGTGCGCCTGAAAAGGTGGGTATGCTCAAGCAACTCTATGAAGAGGAGTTTCAGCGTGCGATGAGTCAAGACGAGGATCGAAGCTCGTTCCGCGTCGCTCCCGATTTGCGTAGTTACAACATCGCGTAATGGCTTACGCATCGAACAAAAATGCGTATGGGATCTGTGATATCACAGGGTTCCGCTATCGCTTGAAAGATATGAAAATGACTTGGGATGGGCTACTAGTCGGTCCCGATCAGTATTCACCGAAACATCCTCAGCTCATGCCCAAGCCCACCCCCATTGACCCCCAAGCACTGCAAGTTACTCGGCCTGACCAAGCGGCAGACGGCAATGACAGCACAGTATTCACTGTGTACACAAATGTGGGAAGTGGTAAATTAGGCACAGTTTTGCAAACCTTTGCAATCACTGCTAGTGTGGGCAGTGTGGAGGTTACCACGTCATGAGTTTTACCCTCGCAACATTGAAAACAGCCGTGCAGGACTACCTGCAAGTTTCTGAGACTACGTTTACGAACCAGCTCGATACCTTCATTCAAGAGGCGGAGAGCAGGATTTTCAAGATGGTGCAGCTCCCAGAGCAACGCAAAAACGTCCAAGGCACGACATCGTCAGGCAACAGGTTTCTGGCGACACCGTCTGATTTTTTTGCACCGTTTTCACTCGCGATCATCAACAGCAGTAACAAATACATTTATTTGGACTTCAAACACCCGTCGTTTTTGAAAGAGTTCAGTCCGACATCGACGACGACGGGCACACCCAAGTATTACAGCCTGTTCGATGATTCTGCTTTTGAGTTGTCCCCCGTGCCCAACGCCAACTTCACTGTGGAGGTGCATTACCTGCACAAGCCCGCATCGTTGACTGCTGGCGCTACCACGGGCACGACCATCTTATCGACTGACCACCCTGATGCGCTCTTGTACGGCACATTAGTCGAAGGGGCAGTATTTCTCAAAGAAACACCTGACGTAATAGCCAACTTCGAAGGACGGTTCAAAGAGGCCGTCGGAAGAATGAAGAATCTGAGCGAAGGTCGCAACACACGCGACGAGTTCAGATACGATCTATTGCGTACAGGTGTGTCTTGATGGAGAAACTGCCAGAGCTTCAAGGTAAAAAAGTTGCAATTATTGGTCTAGGCGCATCCCAAATCGACTACGTCATCGGCGTCGAAAACAGCAAAACTTGGGATGAAGTCTGGACGATCAACTCTGCTTTGTCGGTGTTTGAATGCGATAGAGTGTTCATGCTAGATCCCGCAAGCCGTTTTTTGGACACGCAGGATGCGGGTAATCAAACCGACGTCATGCGACGATTGTTACCGATTTTTGATAAGCCCATCTATACATGTGAGCTCGATGAGCGAGTGCCCGCTTTAGTCGAGTACCCTTTAGAAGAAGTCGTGATTGACCAGAGATGTGCCTATCTTAACACCACTGTGGCGTATTCATTAGCGTTTGCCGCATACCATGAGGTTGGCCATGTTGACTTGTTTGGCATGGATTTTTCATATCGTAAGAATTTGCACTTTGCAGAGGCTGGGCGTGCGTGCGTGGAGTTTTGGATTTGCAAACTGATCGCGATGGGTATCACCGTTGGTGTCAGTCCCAGGTCATCGCTCCTTGATCAAAATGTGGATGTCAACGAGCGTTTGTACGGCTACCATCGACTCCCAAACCCAAAAATTGCGATGCCCAACTCAGAGGGTGAGTGGGTCGTTTGTAACCGATCAGAGCTTGCGAGCATGATTCAAAAACACAACATTGAGACGGTTGAGCCGCTCACCAGCCCGGAGCCTTATAAGGGATGATAGACGATCAAATTGGATTTCAACTTGGCCAGGTCATGGTGTCTACGACACACAACAAAGGGCACGACGTAGAGTTTTGGGCAGCGCAAACCACCAAAAAAATTGTGGGCATTAGTGAAGAGGCAGACCCCCATATTCGCTTGCAAGCAGAGGCTTTCCGCAATCAGGTTTATACGTTAATCTTGTTGGGCATGAAGAGTGCCATCGCTTCAGATAGAGTGACATTGACGGGTTTACTCACTGCTCAAGGGCATGAAGACATGGCGAAAATCATCAAGGAGCTTTGACATGGCTATTACCTCTGCAATCCCCACTAGTTTCAAACAAGAGCTGTTGGTCGGCACACATAATTTTACAGCTTCCAGCGGCAATTCTTTCAAGTTGGCTTTGTATACTTCAAGTGCGACTTTGGGAGCGTCCACGACCGCCTTTACCACGACGGGCCAGGTTAGCGGCACAGGTTACACGTCGGGTGGGTTTGCGCTCACATCAGTGACGCCTACAACCACTGGAACCACCGCTGTCTGCGACTTCGCCGACGCGACGCTGAGTTCAGCTACCGTGACGGCGAGGGGATGTCTTATATATAACGACACGCAATCCGATAAGGCGTGTGCGGTCATTGATTTTGGCGGCGATAAGACAAGCACAGCGGGTGATTTTACTGTGGTCTTTCCTAGCCCCACCGCGACAGGCGCGATCATTAGACTGGCCTGATGTGCTATGCCTTTCACAAAGGTCGAGTTCCGCGCTGGAATCAATAAAGAAGAAACGGATTACGCCAACAGCGGCGGTTGGGTCGATGGCAACCTAATCCGTTTTCGAAAAGGCCGCGCTGAGAAGGTGGGTGGCTGGTTCAAGCGGGGCACGAACACATTTCTGGGTATTGGCCGCGCGCTTCATTCTTGGATATCGCTAGGTGCGACGCGCTACATCGGCATAGGCACCACCTTCAAATACTACGTTGCCGAAGGTGACAATTACTACGATGTCACACCCATACGCAAAACCTCTACTAACTCCATCACCTTTGCAGCAACGAATGGGTCATCGACCCTGACGGTAACTGACTCGTCGCACGGCGCAGTGAACAATGATTTCGTCACAATCTCAGGCGCCGTCAGTTTGGGCGGGTTGATTACTGCTGATGTATTGAACCAAGAATACCAAATCACACTAGTAACCGACGCGAACACCTACCAAATTACGGCAAAAGACATATCAGGCGCTACAGTCACCGCCAATAGTAGTGACACGGGTAACGGCGGTTCTGGGGTTGATGGGGTGTATCAAATCAACGTGGGCTTAGACACCTACGTACAGGGCACAGGCTGGGGTGTCGGGACGTGGGGTGCAGGCACTTGGGGATCTACCACTGCGGTCTCAGCGTTGAATCAATTGCGCCTTTGGACGCACGACAATTTTGGTGAAAACCTTATCATCAACGTGCGCGGCGGTGGTATTTACCGTTGGGTGGAAAACGATGGGACCAGCACGCGAGCGGCGGAGTTGTCAGGAATCACAGGCGCAAACCTAGTGCCCACAGTTGGCTTGCAGGTGTTGACGTCAGAAACAGACCGTCACCTCATTGTTCTTGGAGCGGACCCCGTCTCTAGCGGCGCCCGCACAGGCACGGTAGACCCTATGCTGGTCGCTTTCAGCTCCTCAGAGCAAGACTTGGTGTTTGAGCCCTTAGCCACCAACAGCGCAGGAGACGTGCGGCTTTCCGCAGGCTCTTTCATCGTTGGGGCGTTGAAGTCTCGCCAAGAAATTTTGATTTGGACCGATACCAGCCTGTACAGCATGAACTTCATTGGCCCGCCTTTGACGTTTGCGGTCAATCTGATCAACGAAGGATCGGGGTTGATCAGTCCGAAAGGCGCGGTCAATGCACCAAATGGCGTGTATTTTGCCAGTAAAACAGGGTTTTACTTTTACAATGGTTCCGTGCAAAAGCTGCCTTGCACAGTACAAGAGTACGTGTTTGACGATTTAGACCTCAGTCAAGCGTTCAAATGCTTTATGGGCTTGAACGGTGAATTTGGTGAAATGTGGTTTTTTTACCCCAGCATCACGGACGGCACGGGTGAAATCAGTCGTTATGTAATTTACAACTACGAAGAGAATCACTGGTCTATCGGCAACTTGGTCCGTTATAGCTGGCTTGATGCGGGCATTGAAGATCAGCCGATCGCAGGTGTTACTACGAGTAACACTCAATGTCTATTTAACCATGAAGTTGGCTTCGATGATTACCAAGATCCGATGACTGGCGTCTTTATTGAATCGGCCGATTTGGACATTTCTGAGGGCGAAAATTTTGCTTTTGTCAAAAGAATTATACCCGACGTCGCGTTTGTCAAATCATCTGGACTCACAAACACCCCTGCCATGAATATTGTTGTCAAGCGTCGAGATTTTCCAAATGAGAGCTTGACTACCGACTCCACGACTCAAGTTACCGAAAGTAGCACGTTGAGCAACGTCAGAAGCCGGGCGCGCCAAGTTGTTTTGCGTTTCGAAAGCGATGACGATGGTACTACGGACAATCAGCTCGGGTACAAATGGCGATTGGGATCGACTCGATTGGATCTCCAGCCTAGCGGTAGACGCTAATGAGTCGCCTCCTCGAAACTCGACTACCGTTGTCAGTGGGCCAGACGGTCGATGCAGGCACGTTCAATCGGCTTGTGCGCGTGCTTGAGCTCAATCTTGGGCGGGTAGATTTCACGGTCTCACCGCATTTTTCTGCGGATGAAATCAGTGAGCTACAATTTGCAACAGGATCAATTATCTTCAATACTACAACTGAAATTCACCAGGCTTTTGATGGCACGCAGTTTCGGGATTTGTATAGCCATCAAACCTACCCAACAGGGCTGGCGATCACCGCTGGCGTAGGTGCCGTAACAGTGAGTACACCATAATGGACCAGATGTTACAGAACAGGATACAAGCACTTCTTGGCGATGGAATGCCGATGTCGTTTCAAGAGGGCGGCGAGGTGTTTGACATCGATGATCCCGCGACTATGGAAGAGTCTTCAATGGCAATATCGGAGCCTGTGTCTGATCCGAATGAGTCGTTACGGCAAGCGGTCGATGCCTTAATGATGGCAGAGGCTACCGCAGAAGATCCTTTTGAGGCTCGCAAAGCAAAACAGATGGCGGAGGGCGCAGTCATAGGAGCGCAGGCGCCGATGGGCGACATGGCGTTAGAGCTTGCACAAGCAGGTCGCGGTGAGGACACAATGCTGGCCCACTTGACCCCAGGCGAAGTGATTTTGCCCTTAGGCATGATGGATGACGCAGATTTTGAGCGCACCGTTGAAAACAGGTTCAACGAGTTAAACATTGATCCAGAACAATACGTGGCTGGTTTAGGTATTGCATCGCTCAACCCAGTCACAGGTTTGGAAGAATTTGGATTTTTCAAAAAACTTGCGAAGGGCGTAAAAAAGGTCGTCAAAAAAGTTGTGCGCCCCGTGGCACAGATAGCTCAATTTATCCCAGGCCCGCATCAACCATTTGCTGCCTTGATTAACAAAGCGGGCACTGTATACGACGTTGCCAAAGGTAGAGCAAGTCCGCTTGCTTTGGCCTCGTTAGGCGCTCCGCTGCCAGGAAGCGATAAAGCTTTGAGTCTTACCTCAGGTCAAAAAGGGATCGGCAGTTTATTTAGTGGCGCCAGAGAGTTTCTTACAAAAGGAGACGATGGTGTTGGATTTTTCGGCAATATTGGCAAAGGCATAGGAAGTCTCGTCAGCGGTGGCGGAGCGGACAAAGTTGGACGTTTTGGCAGGGTCGGCGATTTTCTTGGAGGCATCGGAGATGCGGTGGGTCTAACCGACTACGCAAGCATGGTGGAGCCCTCTGTGGTCTTGGAGCAACTGTCTACAGACCCAGAATTAGCCGCGCAAATACAAACGATGAAAAATGCAGGTCTGAGTGACGCACAAATAGCTGAACAGCTACAGGCAAGTGGCGCAGTAACCCAAGTAGCCAGGTCAGGCGGAGGCACACCACAGTTCATAAAAACTATTGGTGATGCTTTGGGTTTAGGCGGTCGGAGCGGTCTAGAGGACTTTTACGGCAGTTTAGCAGAGCGCGGTCCAAGTGGACGCTCTGATCTTGGCACCTTGGGTGGAATAGGAATCGCAGGATTACTCGGTAAGCTTGCGTATGACGAAGCGAAGAATCGTAGAGGCGTGCCACTGACGCCGTTGACACAAGAAGGCGCAACAGGTCGCTATAACATCGAAGCTGAGATAGCGCGACGCATGGGTCAACCCGCTCCTAACCCGGTCGAGTTTGGTCTTTTGCCAACAGGCACGATACCGACGTTGAGCGGTGGTCGTGCAACACCTCAACCAGCGCCACCGATTGAACCTGTGGAAAACTCAGCCGTAATGACCGCCCGCTATGGTGGACCCGTAATGGCGTTCAAGGACGGTGGCAACGTCGATATGGCTGAGTTTAAGCGCATGGATGGCAAGATCGCGGGGCCAGGCACTGAAATCAGCGACGACATACCTGCGATGCTATCGGACGGCGAGTTTGTGATGACAGGGCGGGCAGTGCGAGGTGCTGGCGCTTTCGACATGCAGAAGAGTGACGGTGGCATTGTGACGCTCACGCCGAATGGCGCAGAGAGTCGTGAAAAAGGCACCAATCTTATGTATGACATGATGGATTTGTTTGCTGAGTATGCGGACAAGCCAAAAGAAAAGAGGTCCGCCGCATGATCATGACCCCAGGAAAGCTTGAGCGAGTGAGACGCATGCAAGAGGGTGGCACGGCCGACGCCGATGTCACTCAGCCTTTTGTCAGCGACGTTGTTAAAACCGAAACCCGTTTAGATCCCATCACACAACAACTGCTCTTTGGTCTGGATGGTGTCGGTGGCTTTATACCTGGCGCTTTCCGTGCGGCGGAACGTACCTTTTTTGATGAAGAAGGCCGACCGATTGTCGTGCCGACAGAGATTGCTGGCTTTGCTCCTGATACAATCCGTGCCTTTGAGTTAGCACGTCGTAATGTTGGCGTGCAACAACCCTTCATCGAAGAGGCTATCCGTAGGGGTCAGGAAGGTATTGGGTCGATTCAACGCGGTTTAGACGATCAAGCTTTAGCCTCTGGGCGTGCTCTCGAGGCTATCAGGGAGGCGTCACGTTTTGCCTTAGATCAGCGTGACCGTGCGTTGTTAGATCAAATGAGGGGCATCCGCGAGGGCCGTGGACGAGCCATTACCGCTGAGGAGCGGCTACGCGGTGATCTCAGCGATTTGTCCCGTAAAGGAGTACGGGATACCCAACGCTTTGGTATGGACCTTGCACGCGCTCGCCAACAGCAGCGGCGCACGCTTGATGAATTTGGTCGGGATATCACTGATACCGTAGGTATGAGTATGACTGAGGCGCAGCGTTTGCGTCGCGGGCTCGGAGAGTCTGATCGATTGTTGCGCGGGACGCTAGACGATGTCGATATCCGTGCAGAAACAGAGCGATTTCAAGATCCTTTTGAGGATCAAGTCGTTCAGCAAATGATCAAAGATGCGACTGAGGGTCTTGCAAAGCAGGACATGGCTCAGTTTGCCCGAGATGTTGCCTCAGGCGGTGAATCCGCCTTTGGCTCCAGAGCGCGCCTCAGTGCCGCTGAAAGGGCCGAAGCGTTAGGGCGGGGATTGGCTGAAAGTATTGGCGGTTTGCGCTCACAAGGCTTTCAGCGGGCGCAACAGACGGCTATCGCTGAAGATGAACGTCGTCGCCAAGCGGCACGCACCGCTGCGACTGGTTTGGCAAGCTTGCGAGGACAAGCGTATGGTGCTGGGCGTGATGTCACGGGTCAGCTTGGATCAGCGGCTCAACAGAAATTAACGGCGGGTACGGGCTATGGCAACTTGTTGCAGCAGACGGCGCAACAACAGTTGGGCGCGCAACAACAGCTAGGATCACAGCTTGCGACTGCGGCTCAACAGCGGTTCAGTGCGGGCACAGGGTTAGGTAGCACGTTGACGGGACTCGGGCAGCAACAAGCCGCCGCACGCCAGGCCGCAGGTCAGGCGGGGCTGGGAGTCGCTGGCACGCTGGCGGGTCAGTTCGGTCAAATCGGTAGAGAGCAAGCGGCTGGTGGCGCTGCGCTCGGCGCCGCCCAGACAGGTTTCGGCGAATTCTTACGTGGCTTGGGCGCTCAAGCGCAACAAGCGGGTGCGGCCGATGTTGGCAGTCTGATGGGCATCGGTGGTCTACAAAGGGGATTACGTGAAGAGCAGTTGACTGCACAACGACGAGATTTGGAGCAAGCGCGCATGGCGCCGTTGGCACAATACCAAGCGTTGACACCATTTGTGAGTCTAGCGCCGTCAGGCCAAACGCAATTTACGACCAGCTTCGGTATGCCGCCATCCGCCTTGCAAGCGGGTCTAGGGGTTGGGTTGTCTACGCTAGGTGCGCTTGGCAACTTCTACGGGCAGCCACAACAAAATCAAGCGAGTCCATAAGATGGCGACTTCCTCGATAGAATTCATTCCGCTGTCGGAACAGATTGAGCGACTGAGCGAGCAGACTGAGTCTCCCATCAACATGGATGTTGCGTTAAGCGCAGATCCGCTTGCATCGCAAACAAACATTGATAGTTTGATGAAGGCACTTTTGGCTCTACAGCCGATGACTGCCCCACCGCCGCAGCAAGAATTCGATTTTGAGAAAAGTTTCGAAAAATATTCGAAGCGCCTGAAACCATTTTTGTCTCAATCTACTCGCCCCTCGTTTTACGATTTAGCTTCTGATTTGGGCCGCGCTATGTTGAGCGCAGACCCGACTACAGGAGCATTCACAAGCGCGGGTATTGGATTTTCAAACTTTGCGGATCGGATGCGAAAACAAAAAGAAAGCGACCGATTGCTGAATCGTCAAATTGGTTTAGAAGCCTTAAAACTTGCAAACGCAGATGAGCAAGCTGCAAAAAAGTTTCTCAATGAAAAAGAGTTATTAACGATTGAAAACGAAAATAAGCCGTATGAGCCTTTGATTTATGAAGTTCCCAACCCTAGCGGTGGAGAGCCTATTCAAGTAAGGGTTGATCCGCGAAACCCTGCTCAGGTGGCTGCGATTGAAGCAACTCCTGGCGCACGTCAGGTCAAGCTACCTACGAGTCAAGTGACTGTGGAGGCGCCACAACCTGAAACGACGGGGCAAAAAGAGGCAGCCAAAGATTTTCGTACTTTTGAAAATGAGTTAGCTCAAGAAGCTAAAAAAGCGGCTTCCGCTTCAGTGATGACTCAACAATTTCTAGTAGTGGCAAATCGATTAGGTGAAGAAGGATTTGGTCGCATCCAAGCTGGCACTTTGGGTGCGCGTGCGATTTTAGATGAATTAGGAATTCGTTATGACAGCTCTCTAGACGATCAAATTTTGGCGCAGTCTTTAGGTACGCGTATTTCTATGGCTTTAGTAGGTCAAACCAAAGGTGCTATCTCTAACGCAGAAATGGCCTTGTTTTTAGCTGCGTCTCCAAGCTTGGCTTCAACTTACCAAGGGGCCGTGCGGCAAGCAGAGTTTTTGCAAAGGATATCAAATTTACAAATGAAAATGGCGGAAGATTGGGCGCGCGACGCCGATAGCGTATTAGCAGGAATTGACGCTACAGACAGTGAAACAAAGTTGCGTGCAGCGCGAAATTGGGAAATAAATTGGCGCAAAAGTAACCCGTTTTTGAGAGAAGACGAGATCCGCGAGCTACAAGACGCAGCAAAAAAGGAGACCCCTGAATCTCGCGGATATAGGGAAGCTCTGCGACCCAATACACTTTCTGATGACGGTCTTGTCACCGATTTTTCCTAGGTAAGTTTGTATGACTGAGATCATTAATTATGAGGGGATAGATTACACTGTTGCGGACGGCGAGACAGAAGAAGACTTGCTAAAAAAACCTGGCTTTGCAGAAGCTCACCGATCAAACATGCTTAAAATAACAAAAAAATTGGTCGCGCCAACCCCAGAAGAAAAACGCCTTTTAGACCGAGAAGCAAATAAATCTGGCGTCCTCGATGCACTATTACAAGGCATGTCGAATGACCAAGGTTATCAAACAGCGTGGCTTGCACGTAAAAGATTTCCGAATCTTGTAGAGCAGGGGATTGACCCTGTTGATTTTTACTTCGTTGATGAAGATGAAGATATTGCCTATGTAGATCCATATAGTGGCGACATCGTTAAAGAGTTTCGGGACTCTCTATTAGTCGATTCTGCACGTTTTGTTGGACCGACTGCACAATTTGCGGCTGAGTTGGGAGCAGGCGCCTTGGGCCTCGCAGCAGGCGCCTTTGGTACAGGCAACCCTTTCGGTGCAGCGGCAGGTGGCGCTGGCGGAACTTATTTAGGGGGGGGTGCGGCTTATGCAGGACGAGCAGGCATCTCTGCGGCTTTTGATGGCCCCCCGCTGAAAGTTTCTAAACTCGAAGACGATTTGCTTATGAGCGCAGCTTTTGGCGCCATACCTTTTGGCACCAAGCCCATGCAGTTACTGGGTAGCTCTTTTCGAACCGCATCCAAAAAGTTTCCCGGTAAAGACGGGAGAACGGCGCTCGAGACCATACTGAAAGAAGGGGGTGAGTCGGCCCAAGAAAAAGTGGCTTTTGCCAAAGAAAGATTTGGTGTCGATCTTACGAGGGCAGAAGCTGAGGGCATCATCACCAACGCTGGCGCTATTCAGCGTTACTTACAAATGCAACCAGGCTCACAAAAATTGTGGGATTTTTATCACAACCGACAGGCGCAAGTCGAAGAAGCTGCTGATGAATTCTTTGATGAAATATTACGCGGAAAATATCTCACTGCTTTCAAACAAGGTAGGTTATCAGGCCGACAAGCTTTAGATCCCGATAGTGATCTTGCAAAAGCGGCAGACGCCGTTTTGAAAAAATTAGCGGAAAAACGTAAAACAAGGGCTCAATCTGTTTACAAAAATGCTTTTGAACTTGACCTAGCTATTGATGTCAGTGACATAGCCAAGCAATTGCAATCGGAGCTGGCCGACCCGAATTTGCGTGGCAAAGCGCGTACGGTCAAACAAGAGCTTTTAGACGCCTTAACCGATTTTTCGGGACTCTCTAAAACACAACTTGTCAGTCAAGAGGGAACCATCGGTGTAAAGGACAATACAGAACTTTTGCACAACGCGCTGCGAAATGATTTTCGGCCGCTTTATGAAGGTTTAACCAAAGACAATCAAGCAACTCTGCGGAGAGAAGTGGCAGACATTCGATCGAAAATTTCCAACCGATTAAAGGCGGCAAACCCAGAGTATAAGCGCGCTACGGAAATTTATGATCCCACCAAAGGACACCTTCAAGCTCTTCAGTCTAGTGTGGTAACGCAGTTAGCGGAAGTTGCTGGATTAGGCGGAGAACAAGCTGCGCGTCTCACGGCCCAGTTATTCAAAGGCACAGTCAAGCCCAAAGGTATTCGAATGTTGCGTCGTCTCATTGAGACGGAAGACCCACAAGTGTGGCAAAACTTGAAAGGCACTTGGCTACGCACACAATTCGACGATGCGATTGCGTCAAGCGTGAATCCGCTTGGTGTTAACAATCGTTTTTTGTCACGTTTGGGAATACGCGGAAAGCTTCAACCAGGAAGAGGCGGAGCAAAAGCGCGTGGCACAAAAGCCGAGGTTTTTCGCCAGATGCTCTCACCCGAAGAGCTTGAAAACTTTGTAGACCTCGTAGAGTTGATGCAGGCAACCTCTTACATTGCCACACAAGGCGGTTCTCCAACACAACCTCTGCAAGCGCTGCAAAAGCTTCTTGAAAAAGAAAGCGGAGGTTTAGGGCGAACGGGAATATCGGTGGTGCGCGCAGCTTTTGAAATACCTCAACGTCTAGTCGTTCGAGGTTTCGATGATGCAGCGGCGCGCGCGATGGGATTACAAAGAGAGTTTTACGAAGATAAGTTGATCGAAGCTTTGATTGACCCTACCGTAGCGGCCGATTTAGCCAAAGCAATTGATGCGGTCAAGCCCGCTACATATTTTGTCACACAGGCCGTTTCAAGAGGCGCCACCGATGTTTTAGGCGATATTGCAGAAGATCGTTTTGTGCCTGATCAAATAGATCCTGTAACGGGCCAACTTATTCGTGGTGTACAAGGCGCTGAAATGATTGAAAGCGCAAAAGAGGTGACACAACCTGCACCAGAAGAAACACCACCTGCTCGTCGTCAGCGGCAACGAGGCAACCCGCAAACGATGTTAGAGGGGCTCAATATTCCTGACGTAGGTGGTGATGTAAATCTCTTCGAACCGCTCTCAGGCACTGACACTGCACCGCTCACGGCGGCCTTTGACCCGTCGCAATCTGCGATTGTGTTGCCTCGAGCAGACGATAGAGAGTTGGCGGGTAGGTTACGGGGTCCGCTAGGTGGGATCGCTTCCCTCGCTGGGTAGGAAATCCACATCGGAAGGGGTTGCGATGATCATGGCGCCCTTTACATCCCAGTCGAAGTCGTAGCCCATGTGAAGCTCACCGTCCACCTCCATCATGAGGTTACGGCTACACAGACGCAGCAGTGCGGCCTGTTGGTGTAGGGTCATCCGACTGAAAAGATCGATGACTTCAACCGCATCGGCGACTGGGCGGTACGATTGTGGCACGCCATCGCGCGCCGCTTTGCGCTTGAACAAACTCATCAATAACGCTCTTCGGGGAATAGCTCGTCGTATCGATCCTCGATCAAGAGCTGTAGTTGCATGATCAATGTGCGACGCTCTTTGGCACAGATTTCTCTAAGCTTCCAATACGTCTTGTCATCAATCGCCAACGACTTGCGCTTGCGGTCGTCACGTTCCATTGTGTCTGCGTCGGTGCTATCTTCTTCGTACACTGGCTTTACCACCTGCAATTATCAAAAAGATTGCTTGATTCTACATTCCTACTTAAAATTATACAAATGTATGAAATCAAGAACTACATGCTGTCCATGCAATCGCACTGGTTTATCAACCAGCCGCTGTACAAGGCCGTGCAAGAGACCGTGCCGTTGATCGCAGACTACCGGGCGAGGGATGGTGTGGATCGTATGGCGAAGACACCTGTGTCGGCGCTTTGCAAACGCATCTACCCCGACATTTATCGAGTGCCGTTATTTCGCCGACAGTTCTGCAAGATGCTGGTTGAGGAGATTGAGCACATGAGAGCTGCGGGTCTTTTCGCAACCAACCCCGATGAAGATGAGCTGCGACAGATACCAGAGGTGGTGTTGCAGCAAGAGGTGCCAGAGCTATATCGCAACATGTGGTTTGTCGTTCAGAACGTGCTGAACCCCATTTTCAATGTGCTGTATCAACGAGATTGCAAAGACGTCAACTCCATTCAGCTCGCAAACTACAACCCGCGGGACAAACAAAAAGGTGCCTGGCATCACGACGAGAGTGCGGATATCAGCGTGGTGGTGCCGCTCAACACAGACGGGTACAAAGGCGGTGGCACGGAGTTTCACAATCACGGTGTGTTAAACCCGCTACCTAGTGGTCATGCGTTGATCTTCCCCTCATTCACCAACCTGCATCGCGGTCTCGCAGTGGAGCAGGGCGATCGATACCTTCTGGTGTTCTGGCTAATCGACAAAAAACGATTAATTGAGCGGTATGATGACTTGCAATAGGGTGTTCTAGGAATGAATGTATTAGATTTATTTGCAGGGATCGGTGGCTTTACTTTGGGCTTAGAAAGGGCAGGTTTTACGACCGTAGCCTTTTGCGAAATAGATTCTTACGCTCAGAGAGTTCTCAAAAAAAACTGGCCTGGAGTGCCTATCTATGACGACGTCCGACAAATTACAGCAGACCGACTTATTTCCGATGGAATTAGAGTTGATGTCATCACAGGGGGATTCCCCTGCCAAGACCTCTCACTTGCAGGGAATCAAGCAGGTATTGAAGGCGAGCGTAGCGGACTCTGGTCAGAGTGCGCCCGTCTTCTTGGGGAGGTTCGACCCCGATACGCCATCTTTGAAAACGTCACAAACTTGCTTTCTGGACAACGGGGAAATTGGTTTAAGCGAGTTCTCGGGGACATTTCCGCGCTCGGGTATGATGCGGAGTGGCACTGTATACCAGCTTCCGAACTTGGCGCGCACCATCACAGAGATCGGGTGTGGATTGTGGCCTACCCCGCTGGCGCAAGAAGCGAAACACGGAGCGCCCTCAGAGTGGGAGATGACTACCAATCACGCGGGAACAAAAGACAGCCTCAGAGTGCAAGTCAACAAGAGAGCGTATTGGCCGACCCCAACCAACCACTCAGCAGGAGAGGGGAAATTCATAGAGCAGCTAGTGACGAAAGACGGCAAAAAAGCGGCCCAGAATCAAAGGGCATACAATCCGAAGACAGGGATTCACACTCACATTACGTTGAACCGAGCCGTGCAGTTGTGGCCGACACCCTCTACGCGGGACTACAAAGGCGGCTACATTGGAGGCAGAATGAGGAATGGCAAGGTGAGTCGGGACACCTTGGATGTGGCAGTGCAGCACACGGACAACCAAGAAAAAACCAATGGGACATTGAACCCGACGTGGGTCGAGTGGCTCATGGGATTCCCGATCGATCACACCGACTTAAATGCTTAGGTAATGCCGTAGTGCCACCCATACCCGAACTGATCGGCCACGCAATTCTGGAAAACCAGCGGACAGACACTGAGTTTTGAGAGTGTTACGCTTCCTCGCTCTCAACTTGGGCTCCAAAAGGAGCCCTTTTTTTTGCATTTTTTTCCATTTATTTGCATTTATTTGCATTTATTTGTGTAAAAGTGTAGACAACGACACGGGATTATGAGACTATATACATGTCGGCGAGGGACGCATCAGACAGACCGACAGCCAGCGGGCA